TTTTTTTTATAACGAATAAACCTAATCTTCGCTTAGAAGTTCTCTGGCTTTTTCTTCAGACATTCCAGTAGATACTAACTCTTTTATAGATTGAGACTTGTCTGGACTATCAGATTTATTATTCATAGTACCTCCGGGAAACTGCATGGCATTTACTTTCTCAGCGACCCCTGCCGCTTTTATGACTCTTTCCTGAACTGTTTCAGAAGGCTTGAACATGCTCTCTCGAGCTATTTCAAGTACGGTCATCAAATCTTTTCCATTCTTACCCTGCCAGTTGAAATTCTGATCAACAAAGTCAAAGAATACTTCACGCATATCTTCATCTTTTAATTCAGAATGTCTATCTATAAATTTATCAAGAGTGCTTTTTACCTCAGAAGCCTGTCTTTCTTGTCTAACCATTTCCTCGACATCTTCTTTGGTAACTCCTCCTAATTGTTTAAATCTGTCTTTGTCTGCCTTTAAAGCATCATCTTCTTCGGGATTATTAGGTTCTTTCGTTTCTTGGTTAATTTTATCAGAACCATTCAGATTTTTTATTTGGCTTTTAGTGGCCTTTATTTGATCCGAAAGTTCTTTTTTTTGTTCTGGAGTTATAGCTGATTTTCTTCTTTTGACAAGGTCCATAAGCTCAATGCGTTTCTCGTAAGACTCGTCTGATTCAAATTTACCCTTGTTAGGAATACGAAAATCATATTCTCCCTCTTTTTTCTGTTCCTCTTGAGGTTTTGCCGGTTCCTCAGTCCCATTTTTAGGCTCTTCCTCTTTTTTATCAACTGGAACAGCCTGTTCTGGGGCTGCTGGATTTTGCTTACCAACAGCTTCTCCGGCTTTGAGTGAATTTATAGAAGACTCAAGCTCTTTGTCGAGCTGTTCATCCTCATTAACTACACTCTCTTGTTTTTGTGTTTCTGGTTCCATAATGTTTTCCCCCGTATCGTGGTGGCAACGATGGTTTCTATATTAATTATACAATATATTGGCACAATTAGTCAATATCAAACTTACAAAACTTCAATACTTTAGACAATTTATTCTTCAATGTGTCAATATTAACTGATCCTTCATTTATAAAAGAAATCGCGTGCTTTTGGAAATCACCATCTAATGATTCTTTTTCCTCACCGATTATAGTTGAATATTTAATAGGCACGATCACGATATAAACTTCTTTTCCCTTTGCTCTATAAAAGAGAAATTTATATGAAGGATTAAAAATTTTATTAAAAACTTTCAGTAATTCTTCATCATCAACAGGCTTTCCGCAAGTCCCGGCAAAACCAGATGGTATCACCCCATTATAAAAATAATCTTCTGGAAATGCTTCTTCTCCTAATGTATCTTTCAAAATAACTTCTTGAACATTTTTTTGTGTTTTTGTAACTCCTTTTGGCTGTTGCACACTTGGCACTGCATCCTTATGGGCCTTCATGTGAGACCCTAAATTTTTAACTGGTTTTCCGCAAATTGGGCAATTATTTGATTTTTCTGACTCAGTTGAAACTGAATCTGGTGTTTTTACTATTGGATCTTGTTCCATTTTTTATAGCTAATATCCGTTAGCCAGCGGGATCTTAATTACTTTTTTAAATCTAATTGTTTAAATGATTTGTAAAACTTTTTTGTAAACTCTTCCATTTCCGGTTTAATCAATTCTTTTATTTTTTCAATATACTCAGCTGTTAATGACATCATCGGAGCATCTTTATTGATTTGGGCTATTTTATAAGCTCTTTCAATTATGGCATATTCCAGAGGATAAGGATGAATATAATTTAAATTAATTATTTCCCCTTTTTTAATATCTCTGTCAACGACACATTTGATTTGCCTCATTACTTCAACAACATTTATTCTTTCTGCATCGACAAAAAGAGGAGAAAGTGTTTCAGTATTGACTTGATTCATCAACAAAGAGATTAATTCTTCAGCTGAAATAACAAACTCATCCTTCGATTTTTCTGTTATAAATTTAATTAACTTTTTTTCTTTAGACTCATCAGAAAAATTTACTTGAACTGTGTAATCTTTCTGTTTTGATTCTATTGCTTTTTTAGCCATTTAAAATTGATATGTCACCTGTTTTTATTTTTTCAATTTCAGAAATCAGTCGACCTATTAAGTTTGATTCCGATTCCAATGTTAAGGCATTTACTACAGTCTGAAATTCAGATTTGTCTACAACTGTATAAAGTTTTGTTCTACATAATTTCAACAATTCAATTGCTCCTGATGTATTTTCGCTTGTTGAAAATGATAATATTTTTTGTTTGATTTCTTGATCCATATTAATCTTTAAATAATTTTTTTGTATTATCGTATGTTATAGAACCATCTGGATTATGAACATAATAGAACGCACCATTTGTTATATCTTTAAACTTACCAGACTTTAATTGTTCTATTGTTTCATTAATTATGTTGTCTGTTTCTTTTTTCTTTAATTCAGATAAATAATCCCTTGGAGAACTATAATTATTATACTGATCACTGCCATAAGCTTGATATTGATTTGGCATAGATAAGACTTCTGATATGCTGACTGGTCTACCATATTTTTTAGAATATTCATATGCACGGTTAATGGCAGTATTTAGAATGACTTGGTTTTCTAATCTTTTTTTATCAGGATTTCTTCCACTAACCTCACCATAAAAAAGCGGTCTATAATTATTTATATCATCTTCAGTTATATCGACACCTCTTATATTATAGGACTCTGTTTTTTTAGGAGAGGAGGGAGTACTATTTACAGTATCAAAACTAAAAGTTGGACCACTCAAAGCATTATAAATAGAACTACCAACGTTGGAGACTGATTGCTTAGTTTTATTATAAATATCAGAAATCAAAGACATAATTAACCAGGTTGATTAGAATTGGCAGCGGCGCGGCCTATCGAGGCGTTTGCTGCAGCGCCCATTGTTGATTGTGGAACTGGAACTTCCTCTGGATTTTCAGGACTAAGTGGATTTGTTCCAGCTCCAGACATTTGATCACCCATTGGAGTTATTTCTCCTCCTGAGCCTTCTCCTCCAGCTATTTTTTGCATAGCTGAATTTTTAGCATCCATTTCCATTTGTTTCTGTTGCATTTCTGCTTGTACCTGAGACGGTTGTTTTCCAAGAATGGCATCATAATCTGACTTCATAATATAATCAAAAATATCTCCACCCTGAACGTCAAGCATAACCTCAAGAGCCATTAATTGAGAAGCAGCTGCTTCTGGGTCTTTATTTCTCAACGAATATATTAAAGTCAATTGGTTTGTTATTGACGGCCACAACTGCATAAAATTCTGCTTTTTTATTTCAATGGAGGGTAAAAGCATAGAATCTGCATCAACATGAAACTCAACAAAATTACTAATATGTCCATGATTATTTAATTCATTAAATAAATTTCTTGATGAAATAGTCCTAGTAGGAACATTTTCCATGATTTCTCCTTCTGGAGTAAAATCATAATTAAGTCTCAAATTTTGAGAAGCTGCAATAGCATATCCTTTGACCTCTCCTAATTCGTTCACAATCGGCTGGCTTTCTACAAAATAATTAGGATTCTGTTTTACAAATTCGGCAATTTGATCATCGGAATCAATCATAAAAACTTTATCGACTGGATAAGTTTGATTAATCCAAGATGTTGCGATTTTAGCATCTTTTTCTAGGGCTGATACAACAAAATTTTTAGGAATTGTGAGCCTATTATAAGCTGCTTCTTTTAAAATAACAGTTGAACCTAATGTGCTTTCGGCATTATTTCCGGCAAGAATATTATTAACTCCAGTGTTATCCTCAATGTCTTGTTTCTGTTTATCCGCATACTGGATTCCTGCAACAACATTTCCTGAAGTTTTTATAACATCAATATCTGTCCCAGGATGTTTGGGATTTACAATATTCGGCCCTCTTTTATACGTTGCTGTTCCGTTCTGAACTTGCGCTCCAAACAACAATGGGAAAATTTCAGCTTCAACTTGCTGAGCGTTTAAAGAATTAATATAAGTATATAAAGCAGTATTCCCTCTCATCATCTCATAAAGTCCAACTCCATGTGGGTCATTATGATCCCTTACAAAACATCTAGCAGTTACAACAGAACCATAGCTATCATCATTCGGTAACTCACCATCATAGATGATCATCTTTCCACACTTAACAATATATTTATTTTGAAGGACATTCTCATAATAACCAATCGTTACATCAGTCCTTACTTTTTCCCCATTTGTATCTCTAGCCTCATCAGACACTCCAATATCGGGGTTATTCCCACTCCCTTGATCTTCATAAACATTTACATAGTCAAGTTTGTTTCTTGTCGCTTTACTCTTGTTAGCCTCAGGAAACATCATATAGAAATCTTCCTTTGGCATATCCTTTTCATAATAAACTTCTCCCCATGACCAATAATCTCCGTTATTTGTTCCTATCCCAAGCCATGTCCTCTTGGGATCAAGAGGTTCTCTATAAATATCATCGAATAAAATTTTATTTACACCTCTTCTTTGAACTTGAACTCTTCTTGGGTAAATTCTCCAAGCAGCCCAACCATAGGTCAATAAATACTGATATACCATCATTAACGTAGTAGAGCCATTTGCGCCTTCCATCGCCCAAGTTCTCTTCCACAGGTCATGACAAGTTTTAGCATACACTTTATCATCTGCTTCAACTTCAGCATCTGGTAAACGTCCTCCTAAAACAGAAGCTGCGATCAAGATTTTAGAAAATGCAATAGGCTCAGCTGACACTGGAACACCGGTTCTATTCTGGTCTCTATCAGTCAACTTCATTGGATACACATTCATATCATATGCTCCATTTGCCATTTTATTATAAAAGACCATGCTTCCCCAGCCCGATTTCTCATAAATTTTCTGTCCGTAAGTGACCACAGTATTCACAAGATTAGAGTCTATTTCAGAACAGAGAGCATCAAACCTCTCACGGTATTGAGACCGCTTCATTGCCTTCTTCTTATTCTCTACAAACTCGTATGCTAAAATATCAGATTTATTTTTTTTGTTATCCATATATATTATAATTATACCACATAATTTAAAAAAATGGCAAGTTATATCGGAGGCCTATTTTCCCCGAACATCACACGTAATATACTCTCACCTTCTCCTGGCTGTTTATCTGCAACATATTTTCCCAATTCTTGCATAACCGCATACGCGATTGACGCGGCTGAAATAATATCATCATTCTTTCCCAACAAAGCCTCTGGCTTACCTCTTTGGTTTCTAACAAAAGTAAACATTTCATTCAAAATCTGCGCTGGGAATCCCGAGTTTTTTCTAGTAAACACCGCGCGAATAGCGGTCAAAGCAAACGGGCGAGTAGAAGATGTTGTCTTCCATCCGAATAATTTTGTCACCTTTTGAGTAATATCATCAAACGCCTTTCGATAATACAAATTAATATATCCTGCCTTCTCTAACGAATCATTGACCCATAGTCCGTCCTTATTGGACTCAATGGCCATCAACGCCCAATTGTAATATTTACCTAAGTGATACGCAATACTCGCCAATTCATCTGGTGGAACATGAGAACGATATAAAGCAACACATTCCTCAGTCACATGATCCAAAACATAAAGTACTTGATAATCTCCATGCACCAACCCTTCTGCCGTATCTCCTCCAATAATATATTTATGCCCCAGCTTGGGTTCTTCGAATATCTCAAGATTCCCATTACTCATCATCATAAAACTTTCTTTACCTTTCTCGTCAGCAAATAACTCACCTCTTTTACCTTTTATCGCTGTCTGTAACAGCTGCGCGGCATGCGCCATAGAAAAGAAACTCTGACCTGTCGATAAGAAAGCTTCAGTCGGAGTTGTCGGATATTCCTGATGTAAACGCTTTATCGCATCCGGACTATTCTTTCCACCAAACTGTAACCATCTGGTATAATAATAAGTCATCTCCTTATCCGTCAGATTGTAATCCTTCTGATATTCAGCCCAGTCAATCTCACATTCGTCCATCTCACTCACCGGAATAATGGTATGGATTTTTTCCATTTCCATATCGTCATACTGCCAGTTGTAAAAGTGTGGTAAGAACTGCGCCTGAGACTTCTGCGGAGTAATTTTATCCCTGCTTAACCAGTTCTCATTGAATAGTTCATAAAATCTTCCCGCTTGCCCCTCGGCCGTACTCTCAATAAAAATAAACCCCGAAAGAGGAACAGCAGGGAAAGTACCAGTTTCAACCTCTTGCGCGCGGGTAGGAAACAACACGCACATTTTTGCATATTCTGAGATATGAACATAATGATATGTCCCCGATCTTCCTGATGTTGACACCTGAATAGACGACGTAGAACCGGCATCAGGTCCGTAATCTTGCGTAATCTGAAGCTTTCTCGCCGAGGTGTGCATAATCTTAAAATAAGTCCCTTTGACCTCAGACGCCATATTCCTAATCGCGTAATCTATCTTCCTATCAAAAAACTCCTTGGCATCCTCCATTTTATGAGCAATTACAATAGCTTCTTTATTTGCTCCGAATAATATTCCATCTAATATCCATATCTGAATAAGAGTTGTATTATGAGAAACAAAGCCTTCAGCTATATATGTTCCAGTAGATGTTTGCAAATCTATCATTTCCTGATCAGGGAGATTTTCTATAGAAACAATTTTTGACCATCCAATGCCG